TTGCCGTAGCCGCCGTTATTAAGGTAGTACCCGGAATAAACCACCTCGTTGAGAGCCTCTGCGAGGTTTTCGATACCCTCGCCGAGCTCTGCCCAGTTTTCCGCCGTCCCGTTCTCGGCGGTATCGATTGCGGCGCTTACGCCGTACATCGTCAGAAACTTATTCATTTTTTAATGCCTCCGTGATAAATTTTGATTTGCAAAATAGAGCCATAAAGGAATTGTCCGTCGCTCTCTTGTCCTATAAAGCTGGGCTCGGACGATGTGGAAATGTCCGTAATCTGCCAGCTTGTGCCGTCTTTGTTACCGCTGGGGTAATCCTTTAAGCGGTTGAGGTAGAGGTGAATTTCCGCGAGAGCACCGGCAGCCTTGCGCTGCTCTTTGTGTTTTGCGTTGACTGTTACGTACACCGTGTCAAAGGTAGCTTTGTCCATATACTTGGACTGCGGCGAGCCCGAGCCGATATACATTGCTATACCGTTGCGCTGCGGCAGCGAGCCCACCATAACGCTACTATATAGCTTGAGATGTTTTTCGATGTTGTTAATTATTGCGTCAAGTACCCAGTCCACCGGTCACACCTCCTTTTTGATAATTTTTTGAGTAAGAGCCACCCACTCATTACCGAAACGGCTTTGTGCTTTGTGAAACCACATAAGCTCGGCGTTTTTATTGACATCTTTACTCGGTACGCCCGTGTAATAAACACGTCGAGCGTAGGGGGTGTCCCAAATTATAACGCCGTCGGCTGGGCGGCTTGCTGTTTGACTACTTGCTATAAGCGTGCCTTGGTCTTGTCGGCAAAAATAATTGCTATCTTTGAGCACTTGCTCCATAAGCGGAGCCACCGACTTGTCTACACCTTTTTGGACGCGCGCCCTTATTGCTTTTGCGTCAAATTCGATTTTCACGCCAGCCATAGCCGCCTCCTATACGAGCCCGAGCTCGTAATGATGTAATCGCCCTCGGTTGTCGGGTATCGGCTCCACCGTTTCAATAGTGTAAGTAATCCCGTCCGCCGTGAGGGTCATACTTTCGCCCGCCGTGTCTGCCTCGTCTTTAAGGGAAAGAAAGTTGACAGAGCGGGGGAGGCTGTTTTTTGCGTCATAAAAGAGAATTGCTCGCAGCACGACCGTGCGGTCGTCTTTCGTCTTTTTTGTCGCGTTAGAGGGTTGCAAGTGGGTTTTTGAGAGTTCTACGGTTTTGGGCTCCACATTGCCCCAGCGCTCCACTGATTGGGGCACTTTGAGCGTTGCTGCCGTCTTAAGGATTTGCGCGGGTATTGGTCTTAACATACGCCTACCCCACGATTAAGCAAGCCCGTTTGCTCAAGAGCCGCTATTGCCTTGGGTGATACAGCACTGCCGCGTCCGCCTCCGCCGTTGCTGCTGCCGGTCGTAACCGAAACCTTGCCGACCGTAAAGCTCTGCGGCATATTGCCGTCGGTTGCCAGTTCTATGCCGTTAATTGCGTAATATTCGACTTGTGCAGCCGTCGCCGTTTTTACTTGCTCGCGCAAAAATTTATCGAGATTGTCGAGCCCGCGCTCCCGCACTTGGTAGCGCGTTATGCTGTCGATAATTTCCTCGGCGCGCCGCAAATAACGGGGGAAATCCGTCTTATCGACGGGCTCCCCCATATATTCGTCGGTATAGTACGCAAGGTCGATATAGGACATTACGCGCCGACCACGACGTCGAGCTTGGCGGTTACTCTTGCGACGTATCTTTCGGTCAATCCGTTTACGACCTCGACAATAATTACCTTATTGCCGCTTGCGCAAACGATGTTGCCGTCGGTCAGTTCGGTAAAGCCTTTCGCGTCAAACACCGCGCCGACGGCGGGGACAGTAACACCGGACGCGGTGCCCGCTTTGTAGTAGTATTTCGCGTCTTTGAGCGTGTCTTTGACTTCCGCTACCGTATGGGTAGCGTCTGCGCCAGCCGAAAGAGTAGCAGAGAGCGCGCCGTCCGCATACGTGAGTGTAAGGTCGGGCATTACGCTTTTTTCGCCGTGGTAGTAGAATACGCCGAAACCGTAAGCGTCCGAAAAAGGAATTTTTGCGGCGTTGCAAATACTCGTCTTGACGGGTTGAGCGACGGAGCCGTCTACCATAACGATAAACTTTACGCCCTTGGGCAAGTCAGTGCTGGAATTGCACCTCACGTTATGGAAAATGCGCACCTTACCGTCGGCAGCGTTATAGTTGCCGGCATTGCTCACCTTGTCGAAATAATCGGACAGCTCGCCGTATGCCGCGGTGTTGAGCGTAACCGAGATAAGCTCACGGGGTACGCCGTCCACATATTCGTTTTTCGTGTTCTCGACGTGCTGGATTGCCGCCTCGACGATTTTTTCGATAGCGGTTTCCGAGGTCGTAAACACATCGCAGTTTGCGGCAGCGCAAGCGAAAAATGCTTTTTCAAGGCTCTTTTTCATAACCATTTCGTGATTGTTCACGCGGCGAGAAACGAGCCCCTCGACACCGTAAAGGGAGGCGTCTTTTTCCTCGACTTCCTCGATAAGCTCCTCGTCGGTGTCAATTGCGACGGTGACGGGGCGCGCCTTGAGCTTTTCGCCCTTACCTCCGGCTCTTGCGGTACCGTAAGGGTTTGCCTTGCTGTTGCTGAAACGCTTTGCCTCAACGGAGCCGGTGCTGGGGTCGCCGCTCAAGTCTTTGTTTTTGAGCTGCGAGGAAAGCGTGCCGTTGATAATGTTCTCGACGACTACGCCGTACTTTTCCGCGAGGTAGTCGTTGCCTTCGTTGCTCGCTAAAATAGCGAGAGTTTGAATTCTTGCCATAATTTTTTTACTCCTTGTTAATTAAAATATTTTCGGTATAGGTTTGGGTTGTGCACCCGGGGGTGTGGGCTGCGGGTCGTCGCTAAACACGGGTTTAGGTGCCGGTTGCGGCGCGGGTGTGCCCTCGTCGAAATACTCCGCGTAACTTTCTTTAAGTCCGGGGAGCTGCTCGTCGAGCTTTTTATCGCGGGCGATTTTGGCGATAACGTCGTCGAGGAATTTATCTTTTACTTTGGCGCCTTTGAGTTGCGCCTTAAGTTCGGAGGTATACTTGAAATCGTCAAGCTCTTGTTTGAGCTTTTTGTATTCCTCGGTGTCCTCGACTTTTACCGACTTGGGGGCATTTTTCAATGCCTCGGCGACCGCTGCTTTTACGTCGTCGTCGGTTTTAAGCTCGCTTTTGATGTCCGCCACTTCGTCGTGGTGCAGCTGCAAAAGCCGGCTTACTTTTGTGTTCTCGTCCAGTGTTTCGTCTGCGAGAATTGCTCTGATTGTCTTTCTGTCCATAAATTACTCCTTTCTTTTACGCCTTTCGAGTAGGCGGTTGCGCTCATTTCGCTGGGGCGCTGCGCGTATTTTCGGCGGTTTTACGCCGTGCCGCGGCAATATAAAAGCACCGCCACCTTACGGTGTGGTGCTGATATAACGGTATTAAAAAAGCCCGAGATGTTCGGGCTTATACGATTACGTCGGGGTCAATGCCCTTATTTCGAGGTTTACCGGTTTCAAGACAGTGCCGCACTCCGTCGGCGATTTCCTCGTCGGTCTGATATTCCGGATTAAGCAAATAAGGCTCCCCGAATTTGTCCGAGTAAGCTATTAAAAGCTCGTTGAGTTCTTGCTCTGTCATATTACTGCCTCCTTAAAGCATTGATTTGAGTATCTGCAAAAAGATGTTGTATGATTGAGGGAAAAAGCGTTTTATTTGCTCAAGCGAGGCGGGATTGCATATCGTCGCGCTGAACATTTCCGCGAAAGCCTCGGTACTTACGTCTATTCTGTCCCAGTAGCTTGCGCCGTGTCCGGCGGTACCCGTAACCTTGTGCTTTGTTGCGCCCTCGAATATGTCCGATATATCACCGGAGGCGCGGGCTCCGTATGCTTTTTTGATTTCCCATAATTCTGCGCTCACTTTTCTGCGTGCTGCATTGATAGAAACAAAGGCGCCGCCGGCGTCTGCCTTGAGTTTCTCGTGTACAGCCTTGATATAATCGCTTGCCTCCTTGCGTAGCATATCACCGAAAGCACCGCCCCCGTACTTGCTTGAGGCTTTCAAAAAAATTGAGCCGTGCTGCGCTTTCCCCGCCGAGTGGTCAAATAGGTGTCCCAGCTCGTGGAAAGTCGTTTCATACGGCGGGCTGCTTATTCTGCCCAGTGCGTCCGTATCAATGTCAAGGCTTACGCCTCCACCGGCAGAGTAGTGGGCGGTGCTCCTATAATGCACGTTGTCGAATTTGATTTCGTCGGCGTACTTATTCCACACATCGCGGACGACCGGCGGAGCATTTTCGAGGTGCTCGGTAACGGCTTTTGCTCTTTCCTCGCCATAAGCAGCTTTTACCTTGTCGGTTTTTATTGTAGCCTTTCCGGGTTCTTTTGTCAAGCCGCTGCCAGCCTCACGCTTAAGACGAGCCGCCGCCTCGCGGTTTGTTTTGGTAACATCTGCCGCCGCTTTGCGGTCGTACCCAGCCACTTGCAAGCGGTCACTGCGAGCCGTTCTGCCCGTGGTACTGCAAAAGTCTTTGTACTTATCTTGTTTTGCTTTGAGTTTTGCCGCTGCCTCCTCGTAAGCCTCTTGATTTCCCGCAGCCTTTTGCGCCATTGCCTCGCGCTTTGCTGCTCGCACATCGCGCTCAAGGGCTCGCTGCTGCTGGCTCTGCGTATATTCTTTGGCGTTTTGCTCAAAGTCTGTAGTTTCCTCGCTGCGCTTATAAGAAAGTCCGGCAAAGAAAGGGCTTGCAAAATGTCCGCAGTTAATACCGAGTATTCCGTCGGGCGCGCCGTTACTTGTTGAGCTCCACGGGTAATATGTAATACTGCGACCGTTTCCGTCTTTGGTGGTGCCGCTTTTGTTGGCTCGGGAATATATCTTGCCTTGGTCTATTGCGCACTTGGGGCGCGCTCCAGCGTGTGAGCTTATTTCGATAAGGTCGTTTCCGTAATCGTCGCAGCGGGCAAAAGTAGCGGCGTGTGCGGTGTTGGTAGCGGTTGTCCTTATGTCCATATTGATGTATGCCTCGGGCGACCACTTGCGCCCGGCGCGGTCGTAAAATGCTGTAATCCCCTCGTTTGCCATTCTTTTGATAGCGTCCGAGAGGGCTTTTTGGCGGCTTTGCGCTCCGATAATAACCTCGCCGGCAGCGTTATTCATTATCTTTTGCGCGGTGTCGTAGCTGGCTGCGCTTACAGTGTCCGCTATTCCGCGGCGGTATGCGTCCAGCGAGCTGTTAAGCATTGTCGTATTTACGAGGTTGAAATCGTCAACGGCTTGCCGCGAGTAGCTCTCAAGTGCTTGCTTGACGCTTTCGCTCATTGGCGGCGTGCTCGTGGGGTTGAGGTACCCGAGCCGTACAGCCTCCGCGAATTGCGGCTCAAGCTCTGAAAGCGTTTTAAGAGCCGCACTCTCGAGCGCTATTTCGGTAAGCTCGGGGACTTGCCCGACGTACTTTGCAATTATTTTGATGTTTTCTTGGGTGAGCCCTCCGAGCTCTGCCAGCTTTTTGAGTTCCCACTCTGATGTCGCCAGTCCTTTGCCGGTGTTGAAATGCCTTGCGACGTTCTGTATAAGTTCGTCCTCAATGCTCATATACACATCGACGAGCGGCTGCGAGAGCTGCTCAAGGAAAGAGTGAGGGAGCCCAGCCATTAGTTACCGCCTTTCGGAAACAGCGTTGCAAAGTCTATTGTGCTGCCGGTGATATTACTTTCCGCCGCTATCGCCTTGATTTCCGCCTCTGCGTCCTCGTCTGTATAGCCGAGCTTTTCGGTCATAAAGCGCTTTTTGCTCATAAGTCCATTGCTTACGAGGAGCACGCCCTCGTTAAGATTGGTTTGTCGGTCTTGGATTATTGCGTCGTCAAAGAATATCGAAACATCGTAGCCGCCCTTGGCGAGCTCCTCGATTTTCACACCCTCGTAGCTTAAGTCGTAGAGGATTGATACCTTGATAATGTTGTGCACCAGCTTTTCGACCGCCTCTTTTACGCTGGCTTGATGTTGCTTTACAGTTTTGTAAGTCTTGGATTTTTCCGAGATTACCTCGGTAGCGGTTTTGAGCCCGTCCACTTTATCAAAAGTAAGGGTACCGGGCGAGAGCCCCAGCTGGAAAGAGAGGACGCCGAGAAAAGCATTTATCGCCGCCTCGTGCTCCTCGACACGCAGCTCTACCGTGTTGTCCTTTATATTGAGGTTTTCGAGGTCGTCGGTTTGCATAGCCTCGTAAACCTCGTCGTCTGCGTCAAAGTAACGGCAGCGCTTACCGGTAACGGGGTCATTTACATATCTGATAGCGGAGGAGGGCACGATTATGCGCTTTTTCCCGAGCACGAATTCGCGCACGAAACTGTCGTAGCAGATGTCAAGCGCCTTGAGGGTTGAGAGCGCATTTGCGTATACGCTGATACCCAGCGGGCTGTTGTCGTCGAGATTGTTTGCTATATTGGTGCGGTAGTAAGAAAAAAGCGAGCGCTGCAAGCCTTTTACTTTTGTGCTTTCGGCAAGGTTGGTATAAAGCTCGTTGAGCGGCACCCGCTCGCCGAAAATGTTTTGATTTTCATTGCTTACCTTGCAGCGGTAAAGCTCATTGCTTATCACGTACTCGGAGCCGTCCCAGCGGTGAAACTCCAGCCGCGTGTAGTAGTAGCCGTCTTTAGCCTCTCTTGAAATAAAAACGCCCTCGGTAATTTCGGCATTATTCCACGCCAGCGGCACGAATTGGTCTGCCATACCGTAGCTTATTTTGATTTGCTCGGAGCCCGTAATATCTGCGCCGTCGGTTCCTTTCTTGACGTCACACCAAACTTTTAGAGTGCCGCCGCCCAGCGCCATAGTTTGCTCGATATGCTCGCGCATTTTGGTGTTAAAATTATTTGCTTTGAGTACGCTTGCCACGTATTCCGCCAGCTTGTCGGTGGGGTGCTCTGCGTCTGCGGTAAAGCCTTTTCGTGATACGTTTACAGCGCATTGCTCCGCCCATATAAGCCCCGCCAGCTCGCTGCATACCGCTTTACCGGCGCAAAGAGTGTCGCGCTTGCGCTTTGCGTTACTGTCGCTTATCGTTGGAGCCTTTACCTCGTGCCACTCGGAATAGTAGCCGCGGTAAACGTGTTTCCATATCAAGATACCGTAATCGTAGAATTGTCGAAAGCTGGGCACGCCGCTGATGTCAAATATGGATTTGATACTCTGCGGTGCGGTGAATTTATCGCCCATTTTCTTAAACGCTCCTTTTATAGTGTCTAAAAAGCCCATTATGTGAGCCTCCTATTTGATGTAGTGCTTGTAAAAATAATTGTGCCCGTAGCGCATATCGTCCATTGCGTGGTTGTATGCGTCCACGGGGTTGCCGTGCTGGTCGCGCACGTAGAGCCCGAGCTCTCGGAAACAGTCATAGTGCCCGTATTCCTCGGTATCAAGCCACAAGAGGCGCCGCTCCTCAATAGACGACTGCACGCGCTCAATTCCTACCCGTATGCCCTTTGTGTTACCCTTGATTTCGTGGGCGTTGTTGTCTGCTTTTCTTACGTCCAGCCCATAAAGCGCCAGCTCCTCGCGTAGCGCCTTGCAAGCGGGGTCTATAAGCAAGCACGTTTCCCGCCGTCCGAATTTATTACGGCACCACGGCACGAACGTGAGGGCGATTTCTCGGGCTTGTATGCTCATTGCTTTTACTACTCCCGTGTCGCTGCCGCTGTAATAGTAATTAGCTGCACGGTATAACCGATAAAAAGGCTTACCGTCTTTGCTGTCCAGCGTTACAATATTGCAGCATACGCTTGTAGCGTCCGCCAGTCCGCCGTCCCCGGAAAAGTACATCTCGACGATGTTACCCTCAAGCTGCGGCTTTACGTTCTCGGTGTGGGAAAACATCGAATAAATAACGCCTTGCGGTATGCAGCGGTGCCCGAGCCAGTCGCGCTCATAAAGGTAGGGGTTGCGTGAAAGCTGCTCATAAAGAGCTTGCTTGCGCTCCGGCGAAAGTATCGGGTTGTCGTCCATAGTCCAGTGCGTCCATATAGTCCGCTGCGCCTCGAATACGTCGCGGATTACTGGGTGCTGGGGGCTTGGCGGGTTTAGGTCGGCGAGGTGCCAGCGCTTGCGAGCCGCCATTGTACGACGGAAAGCCTCTTGCCACGTATTGGGGTGCAAGAGGTCTATTTCCAAAAAGACGACGGAGCCGAAACTTAAGCCTTGAAAAGCCTTGAAACTGTCTGCTTTTCCGCCGCCTTTGTAGAAAATACGCTTTTCGACGGTGCCGCCGCGTCCGTCCGGTGTAGTAATACCGAGAAAGTCCCCGTAATCGGGGTCGTGCCTTACGCGGCAATTGCCGGCAAAGATGTGCTGCAAGCCCATACCGTCGCAGTCAATAAAGAGCTTAAAGGCTTGCTCGTGGTTGTAGCCGAGCACGAGGTGGTCGCGGTCTTGCGTTTCGATGTAGTACCGCGCAGCTCTGAAAGCGCCCGCCGTTGTCTTTCCGCTCCTCGGTGTGCCCTCGTTTACCTCAAGGGTACCGTCTTGAAAAGGTCGGCGTATAAGCTCGAGCTGTTTATCACTAAACCGTATCGCCATTGTCGCCTCCCTTGACTGCTGCCAGTAGCGCCTCCATTAGTGAGGTGTCCGCCGGTTTCTCGTCTTGCGTGGTAAACTTATCTATCAAAATGCCCAGCGCCGTGGCGAGCTGGACGACGTTTGCCTTTTTGATTTTCTCGGGGTCAAGCATTGCCGTGAGGTACGTTTTAATGAGATTGCAAACGGTGTCCTTTTGCGTCTGCATATACCCCAGCACATCCTTGGTGTTTTGCTCCTTTTTTTCTGCGACCACTTGCGCCGCATTGGGCATATTTTTAACGACGCGCCGCACGGTCGTTTCTGCTACGCCCGTAAGACGCGCCACCTCTCTGTAGTTTTGAGTTTCGGCATAGTGGGCGAGTATTTGCTTTTTTTGCTTGTCTGTGAGCTTGCTTTTATTTGCCACTATGCTGTACCTCCTTGTAAGACTTTTGTTTTACCCTCCCGTAGGTTGTAATGTGATAACAGCGGCGAAATCCCCGAAAGCGCCATACATTTGCATTGCTGTTTGCTTTTCCCGCCGGGTGCCCGGCGCTCCCTTTGGCAAGCGGTCAAGGTGCTGCCCCTTGGTAAACGGGGTCAAAGCCCGTTGCATTACTGTTGTGCTAACCGCTTAAAATCCGATAGGGCGGTGTTTTATCTTGTCAAGCGTGAGTACCTTGTTGTGCGGCAGTTCTATTTCGATTTTTACCGTTTCGTACTCCAGCTGCTCGACGAGCTGCTCTATCTCTCTTAAGATTTGATACTCATTACGCCGCTGCTGGGCTTGCGGCTGCTTTTGAGGTTTCTTATTGTTCATTTTGTCCTCACTCAAAAAGCCCTACCGTTACGGCAGAGCTTTGCTTGATACTTGCAGAGGCGGGGGTAAAACTGTCAAACCTTACCGCCTTGCAAGTCTTTATTTTATTAAAGGAGGATTTACCAAAATGAACGATTGGCGGCGCGAGCGGACAGTTTAACCCGCGCTTTTGGGCGCCTCCACGGGTTTGGGGTTTTGTGCTCTTTGGCACATTGTACAGTATAGTCCATTTCAGTAAGATAAGAAAGGGGAAAAGTGAATATTTAGGGGGCTATTATTTCACGAGCTGCGCGGAGCGCTTGCTTGTGTACGTCGCGCTTGATATATTCGACGCAGTACCCCATAAAGTCTGCGATGTCCTCCCAGCGTTTGCAAAGTAGGTAGCGCTGCTCGAGTAAAAGCCGGAGCGTTACATTTTGCACTTTTGCGATTACCTCCTCGATTTCGCGCCGCACGGTTATAAGCTCGTCGCGTTGCCGCTCTATTTCCGTTTTTGCGTCGGCTATCTTTATGCAGAAAGTTTCTACTCTGCTGGTAGGTGCGCCGCCGCTGCCGCCCGGAGTAGCCGAGGGGTCGCTGGTACATTTACACGCGAGGCTTTCCCACATCTCGATTTGCTCGTTTTTGCTTTGTATCTGCTGGTCTATACGATAAGCTCTTGAGAGCCACTGCTTGACGTCCATTTATTCCTCCAGTTTTACGGTTATTTGGCAGTGTCGCCATTGATACCCTTTGTATCGGGTTTTATTTTTTACCGCCTCGAATAGGCTCCGATAATCATACTTGTAATATTGAGCCGCCGCCCGTATTGACATAAACACGGCTCCGACTTTGCCGCTTTTCGTAAGGCGGGCGACCGGTTTACGCTCACGCGCTTTTTGCTCCAGCGCCTTGAGGCTGTTTTCTTGATGTGTTACCCACTCGAGATTATGCACATTATTGTTGTGTTTGTCGCCGTCGATGTGATTTACTACCGGCAGCCCGTCGGGATTATCGAGGAAAGCACAAGCCACGAGGCGGTGGACGGGGCGCGACGTGCGCTTGCCGTCCGCAGTGGGTAAAAATACTTTGAGATAGCCGCGTCCGTTCGGTACGGGCTTTAGAGGCTTGCCGTTTGCTTTTACCTCGCCGCAGTCGCTTACGGTGCACCCCTCAAAGCCTTGGATTGGTCTTTCCATTTACCCCTCCCCGTTAGGTTGTTCTGCTGCGATTTCCGCCTTAAATTTTTCCTCGAGCTGCTCTACCGAGTAGTTACGCTTAAATTGATTAAACGCCCGTTTGTCCATTTCTTTAAGCTCTGCCCACAATTCGGGAAAGTGGAGGTAAAGGTTTTTCAGCTCTTTAAGGTTTTTAAGAGGACAGCACCAGCAGCTTACCCGGTCAAAGTAATTATATAGCCCGCCCCAGTCAAAGCCTCGCTCATAGCAATATTGCAGCGCTGCCGCCTCGGCAATTCCCCACATATCAAGCGGGTATATAATCCCCGGAATTTTTCGCAAGCGGTCGGGCTCGTCGGCAGCGATACCGATATATTGCACACATTTGACGCCGAGGGATTTTATAAAGCTATCGATTATGCGGGTTTTAAGCTCTGCGGTGCACCAGCGCGCTATCATAGACGCCCAGCCGTAACCTTTTTTACCTTTATTTTTTCCACGTATTTTTACGTGCTCAAACATAAGATAGTCAAAAGTCTTTTCGTTGCGCAGTACCGTTATTTCGGGCGCCTCGGGGTAGTGCTGTTTTATGTACTCCGCCAGCTTGTCAAGGTGTTCACGCATTTGCGGAAAATCTTTGCCGGTGTCCGCAAAAATAATATAGTCAATCGGCATATTGTTTTCTAACATCATAAGCAGCATTGCCGTACTATCTTTGCCGCCGCTTAAATTTACCACGTGCTTGACTGTACTGTCAGGGTAATCGTTTTCGAGGTAATCCTCCGGGCGCTCCGATAGTATAACGTAACCGTCTTGCAAACCCCAGCCCGAAAGCATATAAGTAACCTCGGTAATGAGTACGCGCCCCGTGTATTCATACATCACCGGGTCGCTGCCCGCTATCGGGACAATTTCGCGGAGCCGGAGGTAATCCCCGACCTTAAAGCCGCGGTCGTTTTTGCGGATTTCAAAAGGCTTGATACCCGCCAGTTTTGCCTCGAAAAATTCTTTAAGGATTTTAAGGTCGTGTATCATAATCGCCTCCTTAATTGTTGCGCACGGGTAATATGAGCATTTCCGTATTTACCTTGTCGGCTTTGCCGGTGAGCACTGCCGCATTGGTCTTTGCTATTCCGGTACCGCTGCGTACAAAGTTAAAGGTTACGATGTGGTGCCGGTCGCCGTTTTTAGTAAAGGGCTTGAGAATACTTATAAGCCGCGCCGCGTTAAACGAGATAGAAAGCTCGCTATCAAGCTGCGGGAATATTCTTTCCACGTCCACAAAATCACCGCAAGGCTGCGGGAATATGTAGGACTGCGACCACTCCGTACAGCGGAGTAAAAATTGCACCTTGTCGTCGGTTTTTTCTATCGTCGCACAAACCAGCCCCTTGGGGAGCGCAAACGGGCGGAAATAGAAAGTAAACGGCTCGGGAGCCGCAGCTGCCAGCTCAAGCGTAATGCGAGATAGCATATACCCGTCGAGAGCCACGCACGTAAGCGTGTTGTCTTTTACGGTAGCCTTGGCGTATTGCAAAATTGGACGCGCCGCGTCAATTGCGACGGTATTTTTGACAGCCTCGAAAAGAGTTTTAAGCTGTTCGTTGGTGAGTTCGATTTTCATTTTGGTATGTCCTCCGATTATATTTTTTTCTTGATACCCAGCAGCTCGGCGGTTGCCGCCTTATTTCGTTGGGTGTTTGCCTCTCGGCGTTTGAGGTCGTTTACCTTTACGGGGTAGCACTTTTCAAGCAGCCGGCTGTATATTCGTGCGTGCGTTAAGTCCGATGTGTCCGCCGCCGCAGCCTCCAGCTCCTTGGGTGTATAGTTGGTCGTAATGATAAGCGCCACGTTATGCGTGTTGCAGCCGTCTATAAATTTGTAAATCTGCTCCTCGGCAAACGAGGTCGCTCTCTCGGTGCCGAGGTCGTCTATAACAATAAGCCGCTTACGCATTAGCTTGTTAAAGTTGTAGTCTGCGTTGTTGAAATCTTGAGCCATTGCGACGATTGCCGCAAGGCTGGTGTGGAGCACTTCGATTTCGCGGTCTATCAGAGCGTTGGCTATACAAAGCGCAAGAAATGTCTTTCCCGTGCCCACATCACCGTAAAGGAGTAGCCCTTGCCCGGTTTTGGCAAATTCCGAAAAATGCTTAACGTAGTTTTTACAAATTTGCGTCGTGTTCGGGGTTTTGCCGTCGTCGGCTCCGAAACGATACCCGCGGTATGAGGGTATCGTGATTGCCTCGAGGCGCGCAGCCTCAATACGTTGTAGGCGTTCTTTGCGTTCCTCCTCGGCTTGTTGGCGGTCGCGCTCCTCTTGCTTGCATTTGCATAGTATCGGGAAAATCCGCACGGGATTATCGCCGAATTTACACTCGCGCGGTGTCCCGCACTTTTTACAATGAGCGAGCCCGTCTTTTTCGTCGATATACTCGTCGGGCTCAAGCGGCTTACGCTCGGGAATAACTCTTTTGAAAACATCGCCTATTTTTTCCATAGTTTACTCCTCGTCATAGTTGCGCTGCGTTTTTTTGGCGGCTCCGATAGTGGAGCGTTTAAGCAGCTTTTCCCATATAAGCCCTTTCCACCCGTTGGAAATGCACTCGTCCACAAGCTCGACCACTGCCTCGGCTCCGTACTCGGTTACTTTTTTAAGCACCACGGTAAGCAGCGTCTTAAAGCCCATTTCTTGATAAGCATACTTTTTGTACTCAAGCCACTTGAGTAAAGCAGCCTTTACACTCTCGGGTAGTTCGGAGTTGCAAACCATACCCTCAAAAAGTTGTCGTTTTTTGGTGGGGGTAGGGGGATTATTATTTGTAGTATTCATTGTAGTATTATCTTGTAGTATTCTATGGGAAAAATTTTGCACTACCCCCGTGACGATTTCGCCATTACCCTCGGGAAAATTTTTGCACGGGGTGGTGTTTTCGGGCGACACTATACTCAAGCAGCGGCGTAGCACCGTTTTGCCGTCCTCGTCGTATTCGATATTCCGGTAAATGTAGCCGCCGTCCAGCAGCGCGGTAATCCAGCCCTTTATTGTGCGGACGTTTACCCCGTAGAGATTTGCAAAATAGGTGTTTTCTGCCCAGCAGAGCCCGCTCTGATTGCATAACGCGGTTATTTCACCGTACAGCAGTTTGGCGGCTGCGGGTAGGTTTTTGTCATAACGTACCGACGCGGGGATTATGGCATAATAGGATTTTTTTATTTCCATAGTGCCGCCGCCTTAAAAAGGTAAGTCGTCGTCGATAGGCTCGAGGTCGTCGATTTGCCTACGCCTATTCTGTGCGGGGCGCTGCGTGCTCTGCCTCGGCTCGCTTTTTTCCTCGCTCTTGGGCGTTAAGAATTCTACCTCGTTTGCGACTACCTCGGTAACATAGCGCTTGCTGCCGTCGTTTGCCTCGTAGCTGCGTGTTTGCAGCATACCGCACACGCATACCTTTTTGCCTTTCGAGAGGTATTGCGCGCAGCGGTCTGCGAGGTCGCGCCACGCTATGATATTGGGGTAATCCGCCTCGCGCTCGCCGGCTGCGTTGGTAAAATTGCGATTTACGGCAATGGTAAACTTTGCTATCGATGTGCCGTTAGGAGTGGTAGAGAGCTCTACGTCCCGCGTAAGGTTGCCGATTAGTATTACTTTGTTCATTTTGGTAAATCCTCCGATTATTTTTTGTACACTCGGTCGGTATCGGGAAAACCCGGGTACCATATTTCGAGATGTGCTTTGACGCGCTCGAGTAGTTCCTCGCGTTGCGTCGTTTGGTCGAGCCGGCGGTGGCAGTCCCGACAAAGAGTAACGATATTTTGCTCTATGCCGAGCCCGCCACGCGAGCGGGGTATGTAGTGTGCCTCGGGTAAGCCGTATATGCTGCCGCACAAGACGCACCGCCCGCCGTCCCGGTCGTAAACGGTTTTTTTGACTTTCTGCGAAATTGCAAGGGCTTTAGTCCGCTTTGATTTCATAAACGGGAGCCCTCCCAGCGTTGTTTCATAAGCTCGATTTCTGCCGGCGTTCTCGTTTCGATTTCAAGCTCTTGCGCGTCGGTTACGATTTGGTCTATAAGCCGTGACATTTGCGCCTTGTCGTAGGTACTGCTGCCGCGGTAGGCGTGGAGGAGGACAAAGCCCGCTCTCGGCGCCGCGTCCATTATTTCGACGAGCCAGCCGTCGCCGCGCGCGCCCCACACCTCGGAAAACATCTTTACCGCCGCCGCGTTGATTTCCATTGCCTCGAATACGCCTTGCTCAAGTACATAGCCGCGGTATATTTCCAGTTTACTGGAGCCCACCTTTTGCGCGATTTTGTCGCATAGCTGCCAAAAATAATTATTTGCGTTAAGCGAGCGCTTGGGGCGGTCGATGTCTACCTCGATTTTGAGCCGTTCTTTGCCGCTTGCAAGCGCCGTAGCAGCCGCGGCTGCGCACTGCTTGGCGGCGTACCTATCGGAGCCCTCAACGGTAAAGGAAACGATTACAGCGCCGCGCTCGTTAGTGAGGCAGTCTTTGTATTTTCCGATAAATGAGCCCAGCATATCAACCCCTCACGGTTACGCGCACCGACGCCTTGACGGTGGAGGTCTTGGTGTATTTTTTTGCTACCTCCGGGAGTTCGTCTTTGAGCCTCGTACTGTCGATTGTTTCGCGGGTTGTGGGCTCTATGTAGGTAATGAGTATAGACTTGTCGGCGGTTTCAAAGCTCTTAATACCTTGTGCCTCCATAGCTGCGATAAGCTGCGCCCGCAGTTTGGTGGCGGTTGCGTCTGCCTCTTTCTTGGCTGCGTCCGCCGCCTTAAGGGTGCGCTCTGCGGTTTCTACGGCTGCCAGCAGCTCGCTGGGGATTACCAGCGCCTTGGGTTGGTATATTTCGCCTTTGCGTTCACACTCGAGGAGTTTATCTATTTCCTCGGCGGGTATGTGCTCAAGCGGTATAGCTTTGCTTTTTTCGCAAAGATGTATTACGTAAAACTCGTCGAATTTTTCGCCGCTCAAGCGCTCATAAAGCGAGAGCTGCCAGCGTACCGCCAGCTTGTCAACCGTTATGCCGGTTTTGTAATCTGCCATTACTTTGAGATACTGCTTGTCGCCGTAGCCGATGTCTGTTGCGCGCTCCGCCATAAGGTCAACGGTGCCAGCCACAAGGTCGTTGTTGACGATTTCCTCCGAGCGCATATTTATAAGCCCCAGCTCGTTGGCGATACGCACAAAGTCGTCTTGCTCTGATGTGAAACCGAGCTCGCCGTGTTTTATGTAGCGCTCGATTTCCTCGTGTATGAGAGTGCCGCGCTCCGCTTTGCGGCGGAGCACCTCCTCGTCGATACCCGCATAAGCGGGGGCAAGCCCGTGTTTTCTCATAAGCTGCGTTACGCTTATAAGCAGCTTGCCGTCAAGCGTGTAGGTATGATTAGCTTTGTTAAAGATAGCTTTTTCCATTACTCTGCGCCCTCCTCGGTAGTGCTCATTTTCGCCACCAGCGCGTTAAAATCCGCGTCGGAAAGACTGTTGATTTTATCGGTACCGAACATATCGAGCGCGAGAGCCTCGACGTCCTCCATATCTGCGCCGTGCGCTGCGGCTATTTCCTTGGCTTGCTGGTATTTGCTCTTGCCGTTTTTCTTGGGTGTAGGGGGTTGTTTGGGCTTGTCGCTTTCGGCGGTATTTGCCGCTTGATTTGCTTTGCGCTTGCGTTTGCTGTCGATAGCCCACTGTACTTGCTGCTGGCTCAAGAATTCCACTTTTACCTTGAAATAGGCTGCCACGTTCTCGAGGTCGATTTCGAGCTCTTGCAGTTCTTTGAGTTGCTCCGGCGTAGGCTTGGGCAGACTTTCGGGCGGGGTTTCGCTGTCGGGGTCTTTCATTTCCTCGGTAGGTATGCAGAAAACTTGAAAGCAAGCATACTTAAACGCGATACTCATTGCTTTGTTGCTCGCTTTGTCGCCGCTGTCCATACCCTCGCCGATAACTGTTGCGGAAACGCTCGAGCCGTCCTCTGCGAAAAAGCTATATTTTACTTTGAGTACGGAGTAAATCAGATTGCCGCCTTTACCGGTAACGCGCTCCTCGCGTTTATGTTCGAGCACCTCCGGCACCACAAAAACCTTGTGCTTGACGAGGGCGGGCTGCAAGGCGTTCATTACCGCGTCGATACCGCGATAAAAAAAGCCCTGCTGCTGGTTTTTCGAGGTTTTACCGATTGCCCCGATTTCCTCCATAATGCCGTTGATAGCGGCGTATATTCCGGTGTTAGGCATTAGCGGAGCCCTCCTTTGACGGTATAAGGCTCGGCTCGTCTGCGTCAACGTCAAGTATTACCTTGCGCGTCGGGGTGAGATAGCGCACGCCGGTAATGTTGTAGGCTGTGCCGTTGTCGTCTATGCAGAGCGCCACTTTAACGTCGCCGCTCTCTTTGGCTGCTCTTAATGCTCTGTCGATTTCCTCGGTAAGACGGTAGCCGGTCGCGTGCGTTTCCTTGCAGAGCTTTTCGTGCTCGCTGCAAGTTTCCCAGTCGGAAAACTCCTTGCCGCACACATCGCACTTGTAAATTGTTTTCATTTTGGTATGTCCTCCTTGATTGACATATAGAATTTTTTTTGATAGAATAAAGTTGCGTTATTGAGTATTTTGGTATGTCCTCAATTATCGCGCCGTCCGTTTTGTCGCTCAATGCGGGCGGCTTTTTTCTTTGCTTTTGCCTCGGCTTTTTCGTATTCTTTCTTGAGCCGTAGCAGCCCGACGTTTACCCAGTGGGTAAGGTTGCGGTACCCGCACGCCTCGAGTATGTCCTTGCGAAACCACCTTGCTGCCGAGCGGTCAAGCCTTACGCAAAGGTTGTAGGTGTCGGGCTCGCCCTCGTTTTTTACGGTTGCCTTGCGCACCGTTGCCTTGGCTCCCGTAAGGTTGATTTCCGCCTCGCTGTAAATGTCCAGCGGCGCCGCGCCCAGCAGCTCGCAAATTGCTTTGAGCTGGTCGGGAGTGGGGAGAGCTACGCCGTTTTCGTATTTGGAGTAGAGCCCACTATCGACGCGGGGGTCGGTCTTTTTGATGTGCTGCAATACCTCTTTTTGTTTAAGGTCGCCGCGCAGTTCTTTAAGGCGCATATTTTAATCCTCCGTATCGTCGTCCTTGCGGTCGGATTTGCCGCCGAGCTTATCTGCAAGCCCGCCGAGTGCGTCCATTGCAAGATACAGCCCGAGCTGCGGCTCGCCCTTGAGTACGTCCGCCTTAATGCTGTTTAACGCCTTAAGCGTGCCTATAAGCGTTGACGTGTTACAGCGGTGTGCGTTTACGCAGCGTATTGCAGTCTTGCCCTCGGTAGAGTTTGCTGGTTCCGAAAACGCCGCCATAATGCAGTCGCTTTCGCTCTCGAGCATTACCTTGCCGTCGGCGTCGGTAATCGTTACCTTAAAAAGTCCTTTTTTGTTCATTTTGGTGTTTCCTCCATAAATTTGATTTTTCTTATTTCGTCGCTGTATTTGCGGAATACGTCCACAAACACGCCGGCGATGTCGCTTAAGATTTTTTCCTCGCCTCGAGTAAGTCCCGAGGCTTGCGGCGCTGCCTTGCTTTTTGCGTAGAGGGGTATACGCTGCTGGAGCGGCTCCCCGGTCGTTCTATCTCGTAGCACCGCGACACCGATTTGCACGTAGCTGTCCATAGCTGCCTCCTTATGCCGGCGGCGCGTCGTTTCCGACCAGCCAGTCCAGCGACACCTTGAAAAGTGCAGCGAGCCGCTTTGCTACAGCCAGCGACGGCGACCGGTCGCCGTGCTCGATGTCAAAGTATGCCGGTTGAGATATTCCGCACTCGGCAGCGACGGCTGCTTGCGAGAGCCCCGCTTTTTCGCGCGCCTCTTTGAGCCTTTCGTGTAACATTAGCCTTTCACCTCCTTGTTGTAGTTTTTTTCCTCTACCACGGCGATAGTGTCGTTTCGGCTCCCGCCGTGTGGTACGAGTAAAATTTCCTTGATAGAGTAGCCCCGCGTTATTCCCAGCCCCATAGAATTCCAGCCGAAAGAGATACAAACGCCGCCGGGTTTCAAAATCCTTGCGCATTGGCTTTTGCAGCTCGACCAGTAGTGCATATTTGTAACGGTATTCGTGAGCTTTTCTTTTCCGTAAGCCTTGTAACACTCCGAGGCTTGTCTTGCCGAGTAGGGAGGGTCGTATAGCACCATATCAGCCGAGGCGTCGGGCAGCCCTTTGAGAAAGTCGAGCGCGTCCTTATGGTACATCGCGCTGGAATTTGGGTTGAGGTCGTTCGTAATCGTCCCGTAGTTGCTATCGTTGGCGAAAGGGTCTATAACTACCGATTTGCCGGTTATGTACTTTTCAATTAGTCGCTTTATGGGCTTTATTGAAAAGGTTTTACTGTTGGGCATTGCCCATTGTCTTGTAATTAACACGCTGCCACCTCTTTTTTGATGTAGTACCCATATACACAGCGTTGAGCTTGCGGCAATACGTTTCCGAATTGGTCTATTGTATTGCCACGCTCGCGCGGGTCGTATATGTCGTAGATAATCCCGTTTATCATTGTCGTGAGATGTTTTGATAAACTTATTACAAGAGTGCCGCTCGGCAATTCTGCCGGGTTGAGGTGTACCTTGCAGCCTTTCCCTATTTGCATAGTTGGCACCCACGTAAAACCGAGCGAAAGCAAGTATTTTTCATAGGTGCACCGGTATACGCCATTTCTCGAGCTTGAAACCGAGCGCTTGCGTTTGCCTTTTCTTTCGTTTTTCGCAAGCTCGTTAAGTGCGTCGTAAACTTCTTTATAAGGTTTTCCGGTAGCAATTGATATTGCCCGAGTAACGCAGTCGCCCGTCTTTCCCTTAAACCCAGCCGCAGCTCTGCCGCCGTCGTTATAAATAAAGCCGTCCATAGTGGTACCTCACCCGTATATAACGTCACCAAAAAGCGAATACTGGATTATTTCGTCCGCGGCGATTGCGTCAACCTCGCACGTGTCGATTGTGTCCCCGCGCACGATTTCCGCGTCGCCGCCTTTGCTCAAGTAAAGCTCAAGCCCCTTAAGCAGCTTTTCCTTGTCAAGCTCGTAGGTCGTTTCCTCCTCGCTGTCCGAAAGTAGGAGCTTTCCGCCGCGCGCGATTTGTTCGTGCGCATACTCGCCGAGATAATCCCCGACTACTTTTGCCTCGTTGCACCAGTAGGTTATACCGCCCTCAAGCGCCGCGCACATAATGTCGTCGAGCTGTTCGTCTGTTATTTTGAGCGTCTTTTTTATCGTGATTTCCATAATTAACTCCTTTAATCGCCTATTGAGTAGCGGCTTATTTCCTTGCCGGTACAGTCGTATACCACATCGTAGTAAGCCTCTTGTACCATAAAAGCGCAAATTTGATTGCGCGGGCAGTCCTTACACATTCCGAGTTTGTAAGCCGTTTCTGCGCTTGTCTGTCCGCAAGGTACCTCGTCGAGGTAGTCGAAAGGCTCGCAGTATGTACTCATTAAATAGCCGCGGATTTCCTCCGCACTTGCGCCTTTGAATTCAAGCTGCTTGAGCGTGATTTTGCGGCAGTCGTCTACTGTTTTAGCGACGCAGCTTATAAGCTCGCCGTTAAGTCTGCGGTAATCGTATTGCACGAGCTTGCCGCGCTTGGGGTCGGAGCTCTTGAAAAGCTCGTACTGTTCGTGTCCTCTTTCGCACATTTTAGGGTCTAACATTTTGGTATGTCCTCCTTTTTTCCGAAACTTTACGATTTTTAATAGCCTTGCTTATTGACAAGCGGTATTGATTTTGCTATAATAAATACGCTACTATCAATTACCGCAAAAAATCCCGCTTGCCGTTCGCAAGTAAGTTATGGTGCTGTTTCGGTTTCCCATAACCTTGCTTATATTTTATTACGGTATTGCGAACTTGTCAAGTGTTTTTCGGGATTTTTTTACGGTTTTGCAAAAAACTATCGGAGGACATACCAAAATGACAATATCGGAGCGTATTTTTTCACTTTTAGAGCAGCAAAACAAAAAACAAGGCGACCTCGCAAAGCAAATAGGCGTCCGCCCAGCCACAATATCGGACTGGAAAGCAAAGCGCACGAGCCCCGCCTCTGATTTACTCGAGGCTATCGCCGCCTTTTTCGGTGTTTCTATCGATTACCTCGTAACCGGACGCGAGCCGCAGCAGCCTATTGTCGCGCAAGGAATTTTCGGAAACGAGAATAACCATAACACCGTAACGATAGGCAGCGCGGCGGCGCGCGAGTTGTCCGAGCTTGAAACGGAGCTATTGAGAATTTGCAGCGAGCTGGACATAAAAAGAAAAACGGCTTTACTCTCATACGCCTATGAGCTGGAGGCTCAAGGAAAATGAGGCAAGCCGTAATTTATGCCCGTTACAGTCCCGGCGGCAATCAGACGTACCAGTCTATAGAGGGGCAGCTTACTATTTGCCGCAAGTTTGCAGCCGAAAACGATTTGCAAATAGTCAATACATACGAGGACGAGCACCTCACGGGACGAAACGACCAGCGCCCGGCGTTCCAGCGCTTGCTTAAGGACAGCGCCGGCGCAAAGTGGGACATTGTGCTTGTGTATGCTATCGACCGTTTCGGGCGAAATAGTATTGAAATCGCTATCAATAAATACCACTTGCAGAAAAATGGCAAGACGGTGATTTCCGCCACGCAGCGCACGGCTAAAAATGTGGACGGCAGCACTAACCTTGACGGCATACTGCTGGAAAATTTCTATATCGGTATGGCGGAGTATTACTCGGAGGAGCTCTCGCAGAAAATACACCGCGGGCTCAATGAAAGCTACGAAAAAGGAAACTATACGGGCGGGCGCCCGCTGCTCGGCTACAAGGTAATAGACGACCCCCGGACTTTGCACGACCGCAAGCCTCGTAAAATACTGGTAATCGACGAGGACACCGCCCCGCTTGTGCGGTACGTGTTTGAGGAATACGCAAAAGGCACCTCAAAGCGCGACATAATGGCGGAGCTCACGCGGCGCGGGTATAAGAATAGTAAGCAAAAGCCGCTCTCGCTTACCAGTTTTCAAAATAACCTCACGAGCCGAAAGTATATAGGCGAGGTTGAGCACGGCGGAAAAGTCTATACAAACATTTACCCGCCGCTCATAGATAGAGCGACTTTTGAAATCGTGCAGAAACGACTTGCAAGGCGCAAACAAGCCCCCGCAGCCCTCAAAGCGAGAGAGGAATACATCTTGCAAGGGAAAGCGTTTTGCGGGCATTGTGGCGCCCGTATGATAGGCGTTAGCTCTACGGGCAAAATGGGGACAAAATACCATTATTATGCTTGCGGCGAGCAGTACCGGCACCACGTTTGCAAAAAGCGCACTGAGCGCAAAGATTTTATCGAGCAGCTCGTCGTCGAGCTCACGCTTGAGTACATACTCGAGCCGCAGCGTATGGATTACATCGCCGACCGCGTTATGCAGATGTACCGCGACGAGTTTAACGATACAAACATTAAAGAGCTTGAGCGTCGTATTGCAGCGATAGAGGACGAGATACAAAAAACGGTCAGCGCCTTTATAGACGCCGACCGGGAAATAAGAAAAACGCTTAACGCGCGCGTAACAGATTTAGAGGCACAAAAAACCGAGCTCCTTTGCGAAAAAGACGGGCTCCTCGCAGCGGCGAGAATTCCGATAACAAAAGCCCACTTTATAGCGTGGCTCAAAACCTTTGAGAAAGGAAACCCCGCCGATAAGGTTTTCCAAAAGCGCGTAGTAGATAACCTCATAAACAGCTTTTATATATACGACGATAAATTCATAATTTACTTTAATATCGACGGCGGCGAGGTTGTCGGGTACCCCGAGGCGTCCGAGGACGCAGAAACTCCCGACGACTGGGAAAGCTCCGAGATTTCGGAAATAAAAAAAGGTGGGGCGCGAGTGCGTATTTCACAACCCACGCTCCACCAATGTCGTTAAAGTTTGAACACCTTAAAACGAAATACATTTTCGTGAACGGTGTCGCGGGCTTTATCGCATACAACTAAAAGAAAAAGCACAGGGCAAACAGCCTTGTGCTTTTTCTATTCCCACCCAGCGGAAACCCACCCAGTTAAAAGGGCAGGTCGCTGTCGTCGTCAATCGGTATGAGCGTAGGCGGCTTTTTTAATTCGCCCGTATGCTTGCTTACGGGCGTATCTTTGCTTATGTCAAAATTATATACCGCCGTTATACGCCGTAGAAATGCCGCCCAAGTTTTCGGCTCGCTTTCTTGTATATTTTTGTATTGCTCCGTAAGCGGTATATTTGATACGATATATACGATTTCATAGCAAGCAACGCGGTTATAGTGTCGCCCTCTAATGCGTATCGGTTGCCCGTCCAAGTAGTCCAGTATTTCCGAGATTTTGAACGAACTGCGAA